AGAAAATATGTCTCACAACAAAGTCAATATTAAAAGACTTCAAGCAGATATGGACAAGGCATTAGAAGACATAGAATCATTAAAGGACAAGGTACGACAGAATGGTCACTAAAATTATAATCGCATTATTATTATTCAGTAATGGGCAAATGATAGAGCATACTATTACGAAAGGTATCAATGATTGCTTAGAAAAAAAAAGAATAATGAAAAGAAATATGTCTGATGGTGTTCAAATATCGTGTGCAAAAGTAGAAGCTGATATTGAAACTATCCAAGGAAGAGAATTTATTAGAAGTCTAAGAAAGTCATGAAAATAGATATTAAAGCAATATTACCATACTTAGTTATCATTGTTTCTTTAGCAATGACTTGGGGAATGTGGTCAGAAAGATTAGAAGCTGTAGAAAGGAAAGCAGATACCATATCTGCAATGCAGCAAGATATAGCTGTTATTAAAGAAAAAATTATATGGATAGAGAAATACCTTAACGGAAAATGAAGATGTTTATTATTTTTTGGCTATGTGTCCAAGATCCTTTAGTTTCATTAGAGAATACTTGTGTCCAAAATATCATTTATGACACAACCTACGATACAAAAGAGGAGTGCAGACAAGCATCAGTTGTTTTAGCTCAACAATTTATGGAAATACCCCATACTTACATAACTACTTTTTGCACTTCAAAATTTACGACCAATACATAAAGGAGGAAGATGTCTAAGATTTTAATAATCTCAGACCTTCACGAACCATACAGTCATACAGATAGTTTTGCTTTTTTAGAAGCTGTCAAAAAGAAATTTAAACCAGATAGAATTGTCAATATTGGTGATGAACTAGATTACCATGCTTTATCCTTTCATGATTCTGATCCTGATTTACCAAGTGCCTCTAAAGAATTAGAGCTCGGTTTATACAAGATCAAAATGATTGAGAAGTTATTTCCTAAAATGGATTTACTTCATAGCAATCATGGTTCTATGGTTTATAGGAAAAGAAAGCATCATGGCTTTCCTTCCTTAGTAGTGAAGGACTATCCAGATATATTAGGTGTCGATAAACATAAATGGCGTTGGCACGATAAACTAATTATTAAAGATAATTATGGTGAATATTATTTTTGCCATAACATGAGTAAAGATCCAGTCAAATCTTCTATGTCAATAGGCATGAATTTTGTCCAAGGCCATTATCATACAGAGTTTCGTATAGGTTATTGGTCAAGTCCTGAACATTTAAGGTGGGGCATGAATGTAGGATGTTTAATAGACAAGGACTCATTAGCTTTTGCTTATTCTAAAGTAAACATTAGACGACCAGTTCTAGGATGTGGAATAATTATTAATGGCGTTCCACAGCTTATACCAATGATACTTAAAAGAGGAAATAGGTGGAATAAACAAATATGAGAATAATCTATCAATCTGGTAAACTTTATATCAGCCTTACAAAAGATGAATATAAAGACATAGAACCTGGCAAACCAACAGAAATAGATATTGGTAACATTCCTATTTTATTAAAAGACATTACAGAAATAACTTATGAACGATTAAAGGAGATAGAATGTACGAAGAAGTAAAAGATAAAATCAAGACTTCGGAAGGGTTCTCTAAAACTGGGTACTTCCTAGAGTACCGAGGAGCTAATGGTGAAACCATCAAAGAAGATTTTATGACTATCGGATATGGCCATAAGTGTGTAGATGGTGATCCTTATGAACCAGAAGTTGAATATTCAAAAGAAGTATTAGAACAACAGTTTGAAAAAGACTTTCTTGTCTATCTTCATGCAGCAGAAAGATACATTGGTAAATGTGAAGTTCCAGAAGTTATTAAAGATTGTGTTATAGAGATAGCCTACAATATTGGTGAGCCTAAATTGTTCCAATTTGTCAATATGCGCCAAGCTATGCAAGATGGTGACTTTGTTGAAATGGCAAATCAACTTAAAGATAGTCGTCTTTATAGAACTCTCACCTCAAGATATGCGCCAATGGTTAAACTAATAGAGGAGGCCTAATATGTGGACTATGTTATTAAAACCTTTAATGGGTGTAGCTGGTGAAGTTGTTAAAGGTGTCGTAGATACAAAGAAAGCAAAGGCAGAACAAAAAGTCACTGAAATTAAAGCAAAGACAGAGTTACTAAATAAACAGATTAAAGGTGAGATAGAGTACGACTTAGAAGCTATCAAAGGTTCTAAAGACTCTTGGAAAGACGAAGCGTGGACTATCTTGTTTATTATTATCATAGGTATGTGTTTCATTCCACCATTACAACCTTATACAGAGAGAGGCTTTGATGCTCTCTCACGAACTCCACAGTGGTTTCAATTTGCCATGTATGGGGCAATAGCAAGTTCATTTGGTCTAAGAGGAATGGGAAAAGTGTTAGGTAAAAAATGAGCACCATTAAAGAAGTAGAGACTCTGTTACGCAAAGCTAAGAAAGAAAACAGAGAACTTAAAAAAGATAACGAAGAGAAAGATTTACACATTAAATTTCTTAATGAACGACTTGATAATTGGGCAGAAAAGAATGCAATATTAAGAGAAGAAAAACGCAACATTACTGTTGATGATGTTTTAGCTTTTCAAAAAGCAAAAGTAGATCATGCCTCATCACAAGATCAATCCTTCGTAGATCAACTAGAAAAACAAGAACAAGTAAAATTAGACTCACAAGGAATAGCAAATGAGCAAAGATCCGAGGCTTAAAAGAGCTGGTGTAGCTGGTTTTAACAAACCTAAAAGAACTCCAGGTCATAAAACAAAATCTCATGTCGTTGTTGCAAAAGAAGGTGAAAGAGTAAAAACAATTCGCTTTGGTCAGCAAGGTAAGACCGGTGATAGAAAGATGACTGCAAGAGCAAAGTCATTTAAAGCTCGTCATGCAAAGAACATCGCTAAAGGAAAGATGTCAGCAGCATATTGGGCAAACAAAGTTAAATGGTAAAGAAAGGAAACTAAAATGGGATATGGATATGGTAAGAAGATGAAAGTAACTAAGACTAAAAAGAAAACTAAAAAAACTAAAGCAAAAAAATCTAAGAGGTACTAATGCCCTTTTCAAAATACTCACCAAAACAAAAGAAGTTGGCAGCAGTAGCTGGTAATAAAAAGAAAATAGAAGCTGCTGATTTTAAAAAATTAAAGAAAAGAAAGAAGAAGAAATAATGGCATCTAAATCAATAAAAGCACCAAGAGGTTTCCATTGGATGAAGTCTGGTTCTTCATACAAACTTATGAAGGGTGATTACAAACCTCATAAGGGTGCAGTAAAGATGGCTAAGTTTACACTTCAAACAAAACATAAAGGATAATCATGGCAACTAAAAATGTACCCACTAACAAAGCTCTATATGCAAGAGTAAAATCAGCAGCAAAACGCAAGTTTGATGTTTATCCATCTGCTTATGCAAATGCCTGGTTAGTTAGAGAATACAAAAAAAAAGGTGGGGGTTATAGAACCAAAAAGGCATGAGTAGAGCTAGTGGTGGATTATCTCGTTGGTTTAAAGAGGATTGGGTAGATATAGGTTCACCAAAAAAAGGTGGTGGATATGCCAAGTGTGGTAGAAAATCTGCAAAGGGTAGTAAGAGAAAGTACCCTAAGTGTGTTCCTAAGTCTAAAGCAATGAGCATGACTAAATCACAAATTAAATCTGCTGTTAAAAGAAAACGATCAAAAACACAAGGTGTAGGTGGTAAACCAACCAATGTCAAAACCTTCGCAAAAAGATAGAGATATAGTTCTTATAGAATGGATCGATGCTTATGAATGTGCAAGTGGTTGGATTGAATTAGAAGAAGCACTAAAAACAAAACCACCAACTGTCTATAGTCTTGGATTTGTCCTTAAAGAAGAAAAAGATTATATAACTATCTGTGCTGATCTCGGTAGAGAGGGTGACTCTGATTGTGGAAGAGTCCAAGTAATCCCAAAAACATGGGTAAAGAAAACTATTTTAGTGGATAAATCATAAAGGGGTGTCGTTAAACACCCCCTGTAAAGCTATATAAATGGAAAAAATAATGGACTAAATCGTCTAAAAATCCAGATGTTCAGTCTTTTTCTAGGTTTGTAAGTTCTTATTAGTTTTTTGTTAAACTCAGGACTATCTTCAATAACACAAGTAAACATTACGCAGCCTCCCTTACTACCCATTGTTTAATATGGGTAAATACCAAGACACCATCTTTCTTAATATTATTATAAGTCTCTTGATCTAGTATTTTTGTAGAACCATCCACAAGTTTGATATGAAAATATATTTTAGTCATTTTACTTCCTTATTATTTAATGAAAAATCTAAACACCTATTTTCATGGTCATCATTGTTAGGTTCATACCCAAAACCATCTTCTTCGTTTTCACTATCTGACTCATAATACTTTATGATTGATTCCCATTTCTTTTTAGAAATTTCTAAAAATTTGTCAGCTTTACTATGTGAAATTACATGACCAGATTGTAAAAGAATAAATAAATGATAAAAACCACCACCTGAATGAAATTCTTGCACATCGTCTATATGACCAAAAGTTAATGCACCTGTTTCTTTATTGCATCCTAAATATTTTTCATGATTAAAATTTTTAGATGCTGCATTAAAGACATCTTTTACATCTTGTATTGTATATTGATCTAAAAATTCATTTTCAAAATAAAAATTACCTTCAGTATCTAATCCATCATTATGAATATGACAATGAAACCCATGACAATCGCCAAACATTCCCCAATCAATACTATGTAATTCTTGTTGTCTTTCAGTCAGTAAATTTGCCTCCTTTAAAGTAAGGTCACCATCTTTACCAATCTTGAAACATTCTTCTACATCATCGTCTAAATGAAATGCCTTACCATTAGCATTCAAGTTTCTTAAAAACTTTTGACCTTCACGCATTACAGTTATTTTTTTAGTATAATCCATTATTTTCTCCTTAAAAAGGCCATCCCAAAATGTCCACTTATTGTCCATAAATTATTGAAACTAAATGCACACTTTGGTTTGGCATTACCCAAAAGAACAAGTTTTTGTCGATTTTTGTTCATTATGGTTAAGGAGTACATTATTACCAATGATAGGTCAACACCTAATTTACATTGATTTATAAGGTTTTTTTTTGTCAATTCTTTATATGTCCATAAAATGTCTATCAATTTACAAACTATTAATAAGATTCTGTTTTCTTTTCTTATCTACCTTTGCATAGTTATAAACCATAGTCTCAGACTTCCACCCACCAACTGTCATAATATCATTTGTCGATGCACCTTTATTAGATAGTTCTGAAGCGAAAGTATGTCTCAAAGAATGTCTTTTTTTATTTTGATCGACATTAGCAAAACTTAACATTTCTCTCCATCTTGGTATTAAACCATTATTAGTATTTTTTTTATGGCCTACAAACCTCCAAGAAAATAAATATCCTTCCCTATCATTAATCTTTTGTAACCAATGCCATAAAGATAATTCTGGTTCATTATCATTTCTTTGTATAGGTATGTTCCTCCAAGATTGAGTTTTATTTTCAAATATATTTAATTCATTATTATCCAGGTCAATCATAGAACGACCATTTGGATCTAATCTAGCAAAATTCATATCAAGAGCTTCTTGTATTCGAGCACCAGTTCTGTAAAGAAATATTAACAAGAACTTTATTTCGAAGTCAGAGAAGTCCATACATCTTACTATCTCTTCTCTTGTCCACACATATTTATCCTTATCTCTCATAGAAATTTGTGGAAGTTGTTTTACTTTATAAGGCTTACACCAATTATTTTCTGCTGCAAAACTTATTAATCTACTTAAAGGCCTAATAACAGTTGTATTAATAGTGTTATACTTAGAAGATAATACTTTTCTTTCTTCTAGTGGTATTGATGTAAATGTTTTCCCTTTATATTTCTTAATAAGATCACCGGTCTCAGTTCCTATTGGATATCTTAGGTGTATTAATTCTTCTTTTTTTTGATTAGTTATGTCCTCTAATAATGTATCACCAATGCAATCTGCATTCTTTTCAAAAAAAGGTTTTCTTGCTTCGCTTGGACATTGGTCAAAGCTATTTAAAAGTTTTTCTGTTACAAAGTTAACATCAAATGTTTGTCTTTTAATTTTATTTTGTTTGTAAATTCCTTGATCTAATTGTTTCTGCAAACCCCATAAAAACTCTTCAGCTTTTTGTTTGTTTATAGTTCCAGTAGATTCATAATCAATTTTATAAGTTTTAAATGGAGTTTTGTAAGTACCTCTAATTTGTAAGTATTTACTGTATTTTCTTTTAGTTATTTTAAGCATAATGCCTTAATCCTCTCTATATCTTCTTTGGTAAACACTTGTTTACTTCCAAAGTATCGATTAAAACATTGTTCTTTTGGGTGTCTTGAAGATAAACTATCTATAGTCCTTTTAAAAGACCTTTCTGATTTAGCCTTAAATTTAGGGTATATTTCCTTCATTGTGTACAATTCTTCTATCATAGTAATTTCTCCTGGTTTGTATTTTCTGGTGATTTCCAAAAGATATTGCAGAGTCTAAACTCAGTCTCACCTTCAAATCTTGGTGGAAAACTCCTTGAGGTTTTGGTTAATAGTGCTGATTTAAGTTGATCGACATCTAGGAACATCTGTTCATTGTTATCCAACCTTTTTAAAATCATGCCACCTTTTGCAATAGCTTTTTCTATTTCATAATCTTTTATAGATGCTTTGCCTTGCCATAATCGACCAATTCTTCTTGTTGGATATTTCATGTTACTAAACTCCCTAATTTCATTTCTTGTCTATTAGTTGCATTTGCATCTAACATGAACTCTATTTTGGTTATGACTCTTTCAAGTTCTGCATATTTATTATCCATAGTTTCTTGAGCCTTTTCTAATTCTGTTCTCAAAGTAACTACAGACTCATCAGTTCTTGCTCTAGCCTTACGATCTTCAACAGACATTTTGAGTTCATTAAACTTTAAATTGATAAATGTTTGATCGAGTTGATAGTCTAACAATCTTTCTGTTCTATCTCTTTCTCTCTTAGCTGCCCTATATTCTTTGATGGCAGTCATTTTTTTGTCAGCAATTTTATTAGGATCAAAACTTTCCACGAGCTTGTATTACCTCCTTAACCATGTCTAAAACTGTGCATTTAACTTCTGCATTATATTTAGGATTAAATTCTGCATTTTGATGATGTTGCCTACAAAGGGCAGCAAGATTTTCAATATGGTCAGCACATTTAGAACCACCCATCCCTCTTGGGGATAGGTGATGAATATCTTGTGCTTGGTTGCCACACATTACGCAACTAACCTCCGATGTATCTCTTAAATGATAAAATGTTAGATATACTTTTGTGTGATTTTTCATTTAATACCTTTAAGACTTTGACATCTTTTACTTTTACTAAAGGATAGTCTTTTCTATCCCACCCATGTTTATTCTTATCGAATAAATGTTTTTCTATGTGTGATATATTTATCTCTTTCATATTTTCTCCTTAATATCATTAACGATTGAACCTATTGCCCAAACCATAAAAAGATTAATGAGCAATAGGATAAGTATTGTTAGGAGGAGTAGTAAGTTCGTCATTAAAAAGGAATATCCTCTGGGATTGTGTCACCTAAAGATTTTAAATCATTGTCACTTTGATTTATTTCAGTCATTTTTGGCTTCCAAGTATTTACCTGGGCGTACCATTTTCCAGACTTACCTTCTTTGACATCAATGTTAATCCAATCATCTTCTTTATTTTGAAGCTGCTTCTTGTACCAATTAGTAAAGTCATCTTTCTTAATTGATATGGAACACTTAATAAAATCTCTCTTTGGTTCTTTTGCAAAAAAACCATCAATAAATTCTTTTTCATCAGTCATCGCTAAACTCCTTTGGTTTATTATTTTTTTTAATTTTGTCTTGATCTAAGGCATCAAGATCGTCTCTCTCACCTGTACTTAATTGAAACAAAGAACGCATAAATTGTTTTAATGCGTAACTTTGAGCAGTACCCATTGCAGTTCCAGAACCGAAAGGAACTATAATGTGTTTTGTTGTTGGAAAGTTCCAAGTGTCACCCTCTTTATGAATTAAAATATATTCATAAACTACAGTTAGACTCTTTCCTGACTCTGATACCACACAACTTTTTTCGTGGGGTATGATAATCAACCCAGCTTTTGCACAAGCTGGTTGAACTTCTCTTAAAAAACCATCGATACTTGTATAAGAATATTTTTGATATTCATTTTTAGCATCTTTGTTTAATGGCTTGTTTAAAGTTGTCATCACATTGTTTATTGCACTAGCAATGTTTTTTGGCATGGCTTCTATTTCCATTTTTTCTTCTCCTTCATAATTTTGTTAAGTGCTTTATCTTGATCGAATGCAGTTCTTAATGTTTTGAAATATTCAAAAGATAAATCTAATTGGTCTGTGTTAAACTCTTTTGCTTCGAACTCATCAGAGTCTTTTCCAAATCGTGCAACAATAAACTTAGATATTTTATAATCGTATTTTTCTTCAATCATCTGCCTATAAGCAGAGCCTTGAATTAAATAATCAGGATAAATACTCTTACTTGTTTTAAAATCGACTAAGATATATTCGTCATCTTTCTTTACTAATAAATCTGCTGTTCCACCATACTCATATAACTTTGATGTAAATGATTGTTCACAAAAAATAACTTCATGCTCATCACTAAATTCTCCCCACCAGGTTAAAAATTTATCAAAACAATTTTGAGTTATTTCGTTATCAGGTAATTCATATTCTGTTTTCTCAATGTGTGATTGAGCCAATTCATGTAAATTAGTTCCTATCTCGGCAGCTTTATTTAATTCTGAATGATATGATTTACCTTCTAGGCCTAATTTATTAGACCAGATGATAAGACCAATACTGTTCTTATACCTTGAAAGAATTGTCGTTACTGATGGTACGACTGTTTGTTTAATTTTATATTTTATATGTGCCATAATTTATGTATGGCAAACATTCAATTCCTACATTTACAACGGAGGACATATTTTGTTTTTGGAATATTTGACTATGAAAAAACTGAAAGTTAGTCAGACGAATATTTGCCATAAATGACAAAATAAATCAATTTATTGTAAAAATCAACTTTAATTGATGAATTAGTAATTTATTTTTTATCCATCAACAATGGCAATATCATTAGGTTGGAACTTCATGTTATGTGTGCTTGTAATAACATAAATCATGTAAAATTGTTTAAGATCACATTCTTTTCCATCAAGATACATACAACTAACCTTATTTTTCTTAATTTCAGTAACAAAACCAATAGTTCCAGCCATGTATTTTTCCTTAGTTCTAATAAAACAATAAGTGTTTATAAGTTTTTCATTAGGCACAGTATTTTGATTTAAATCTAAATTGTATCTTAATAAATGTTCTGTTTGTTTATCATAAAGTATTTTTTCGTTTTCTTTTTTTGTCCATTCATTAGGAAAAATAACCTTTTGTGGATCTTCTTCATGCCTACCAGTCACTTTACCATCTGATCGATCAACATAACCAACAATCCAATATGAAGGTGTATATTCTTCAATAAATTTACCTTTTGGAACATTTAAAACTTCAGCATATTTAGCAATATTATTTAATGATAATGCTTGTTTGTTTGACATCTGCCTACTGATTGTAGCTTTGTCAATTCCAGTCATTTCAGATAATGTTTTAGGACTTGTAATACCTTTTTCTTGTAAAATATTTAAAAAAGCTCTGTTCAAATTATCTATTCCAATTTCACTATTATTTTGGTTATGATTTTGTAAGCTTGCAATATTCATCAATTTAACACCTTTTTTTTCAAATTAAAACTATTTTTGACTATTTATTGCTATTGAAATTATAACAAATAAATTTTAATATCAACAACTAATTGATAATTAATCAATAAATATTGAAAAATACATTTAAATTCTTATTATTACTTTTAGATCAACATAATCAATATGTTCAGATTTGTAAGGAAAACGAAACAACATGGGTAAATTTCGAGGTTCATATATGGAAAAAACTATTGAGAGTCAATGGTTTTAGAGATCCTATGCCAGAATTGTCAAGAATTATTAAAATCTCAGAAAGATTTAAAAGACTTAGAAAAAAAAATATTAAGGTTTATACACCATTACCAGACGACTCACCTGAAATCACCAAGTTATTCAGAGATACAGCTTGGGCTCGAAATCAAAAGCAACAACAACTTACAGAGATACTTAAAAGATTTGAAAAGAAACCTGTACATAGATTTTACCCCAGGGTTAGCGAGAGATATAAAAATTTTAAGAAAAGAAAAGTGGCTCAATGACTGATAAAATGAAACTACCTTACTTTGATTTTTACTATCAAGATTTTTTAACAGGTACTGCTCACTTTACTCATCAACAAAAAGGAATCTATATAACTTTGATGTGCCATGCTGGAGTTCGTAATGGTGATGGACTACCAAATAACTTTGAACAACTTTGTACTATTGTAAATGTTTACAGTAACAATCCAGATACAGTTGAATTATTAAAGACAGATATTAACACTGTCTTAATAGAGAAGTTTAAACTTATAGATAACAAATGGCATAATGTTAGACAGTTAGATGATTATAAAAGAACTGTAGAAAAAATAAATCATAGAGCTGAAGCTGGTCGTAAAGGTGGTCTAGCAAAAGCGAAGCAAACCTCTAGCACAGTATCTGTATCTGATTCTGTATCTGTATCTTTTAATAATATATGGGATGCGTTGATGGTGAAGCGAGGTAGCAAAAAAAAAGCATTTGAAAAATTTAATAATATTCCTGTGACTATTAATGAAGAGTCAATAATAGAGAAATACAATGAACTTTGTCGTAATACTGAAAATCAAATATTCATACCACACTTTAGCACTTGGTTATCTCAAGAACGCTATAACGATGATGAAGAAGTATTCAATTTAGACAACTTTAAAAAGAAACATAGTATTGAAGCTAACTTTATAGAAGAGAAAGATAATCTTCTTTTTTTTAGATCCAAAGAAAATTTTGGTTTTGTTGATTGGGTTTATCAAAAGGATGGAACATTGATTAAGGATTATGGTAAAGAAGAAGAAAAAAAAGCAGCAACGAACTAAACCAAAAGAAATCTCACAAGCACAAGAGATTGATTATGGAGCTCAACCATTAATTAGAGAAAATGGTAAAATATATCGATTACCGGATATGGCTGAGATGCAGATATCTCACAAACATATCTCTAAAAAGATCAATTCAGTCCATGAAAGTTATTATGCCAGGCATCAATTAGATCCTACTGATGCTAAAAGAAATGCAACTAGATATGTAGCTGGACAAAAACTAGAGTACCTGGGGATTATTAGTTCTAAAATGAAGAGTTGTACTTTTAATTTTAACAGATTAGCTGGTATTCCAGATGGTGCAGAGTTCTTTAACATCTTAAAAATAGATTATGAACAAGAGTTTAATAAAGCTATGAAGGCAACAATTCAACATCAATCATTGGTCTGGGATGTAATTATAGATAACAAAGCTGCTACTCATAAACGAATGGATCAATATAGAGATGCACTTGATTTATTGATTAGTCATTGGGGTATGTAATAATTCTAAATTCTCATAAAAAAACAGATTACGAAAAAAGATATAATACCTGGACTGGTATTATTAGAATGAGAGTTACGGATGCTAAAAAGAGAGCTTTTAAAAAAAATTTAGATTTTAATATAGATGTTGAATATGTAGTTAAAAAGTTAATTGAAACAAATTATATATGTCCATATTTAGGTGTTAAATTTGAGAAAAGAAATAGCGATTATGTATTATCAATAGACAGAATTGATCCAACAAAAGGATATGTAAAAGGAAATATTGAAATAACATCAAGATTAGCTAACACAATGAAAAATAAAGCTACAAACAGTCAGTTAATCAGATTTGCTGAAAACATATTAAAAATTAAAAAAGAAAATAATCAAACAAACAACAAAATTTCAGATTTTTTAACAACTAAACAAGTAGCAGAAGAGTATCCTATTCATTCTTATAACTCTTTGTTGCATTTTAGAAATACAGCAAGACCTCAATTTCCTTATCATAAGGTTGGAAGAAAGATTTTTTATAAAAGAGAAGATATTGAATATGTGTTGTTTCAACAAAATGATAAATAAATATACCAATTTGTACCCATTTATATTATTGAATAGTTAATATAAAGTAATTACTAAGATCGAGAAGTCGGTCAGAAATCCAAAAAATTTATTATGAAACCAGAGGAACAACTCTGGCTTAACACATTGGTTCGAGGTTTATGCGATAGTGTAGGTCTTACTCATCCAAACTTTGACATATCAGAATGGAAAATAATTAAAGAAGCAAGAGAATGGTTAGGTACAGAGGATTTTAACACTATTTGCAGCTATCTTGAA